GATATATACTGTCAATCTTACACAATAGACGATAACCCGACACTTGACCCATCGTTTGTGGCTAATCTAAAGCAGGAATATGCTGGAACGGTATACTATGATCGTTATATCTTAGGATTATGGAAATCGGCTGAGGGTGTAATATATACGCAAATAGCAGATAGACCACAAGATTATGTTATCGATGAAGCACCGCCTATTATGTTTGCTACTATTGGAGTAGATTTTGGCGGTAACGGTTCAGCAACCACATTTAATTTAACGGGATATACTTCGGGAATGAACGAGGTAATAACTTTGAAAGAGTACTACCGTAAAGGCATTATGACGCCTAAAGAATTAGAAGAAGATTTTTTGACGTTTGTAAAAGAGTGCAAACGATTTTTTATTGTAACAGACGCTTACTGTGATAGTGCTGAGCAAACTCTTATAAGAGGGTTGAAAGTCGCAGTAGCAAAAGAGGGAATAGGGCTAAGCATACATAATGCAAGGAAAGGTGAAATAAACAACCGCATACGCTTTTTTTGTCGTTTACATGGCATAGGCAAGCATAAAATCATGCGCGAATGTAAATACACCTTAGAAGCATTTCAAACTGCTGTATGGGATTCTAAATACGTTACAAAGGATGTTAGGCTGGATGATGGAACATATAACATAGATAGTTTGGATGCACAAGAATATGCGGTAGAGCCGTATATGAACCAAATTATCGATATATGGTAGGAGGCGTGCAGATGTTTAAAAAGATAAAAAAGAAAGTAAAAGAGGTGGCTACGAAATTTATGGCAGACAGTGGAATGAGAGAACCTATTAAAGATATATTTGAATTGGGCGGTGTTCCTGCGTTTAACCAGTTTTATTATTTTGGTATCTTTCCATGGAAGTATATTTATAAAGGCTTTTATAAACCGTGGCATCGAGTGTTGTCACCTACGTTAAAAGACCCTATACGAAAAAGAAATATAGAAACAATGGGAATTGCTAAAGCAGTGTGTGCGGAACTGGCTGGATTAATATGGAGCGAGCAATGCGAAGTACATGTTTCTTCGGGAAAAGAACTCGGAGAAAATGAAACAGATCCTCTAGACGATTATATCCAAAAAGTTTTAAAAGATAATGCCTTTTTTACAAAGATGCAGGAACATATCGAGCAGTCTTTGGCACTTGGGGGCGGAGCACTAAAAGTTTGGGCGGAAGCAGATCATTTAGACGGTAAACCAGTACTAGGAAGCGAGCATATTGAAATTGGCTATGCTATGGCAGATCAGTTCGTGCCAACTGCATGGACAAACGCCAAAGTTACAGAGGGAGTATTTATAAGCCGAGAAGCAAAGAACGGGTATTATTACACGCGGTTAGAGTGGCATAAATGGAATGGAACTACATATGTAGTTGAAAATGAATTATTTAGAAGTGAAATTAAAAATATTAAAAATGCTAGCGGTGAAGTTGAACCGCAGGATATTTTAGGTTTTAGATATCCACTGCAAACAATATATCCATTTTTGAATGAATCAACTTCGATTGAACATGTAGAGGATAGTCTATTTTACTATTACAGAACAGCTATTGCGAACAACATTGACGATAACAGCCCATTAGGAGTAAGTATTTATGCTAATGCATTAGCAACATTACACGCGTTAGACATTTGTTATGACAGTTTCGTACGCGAGTTTGTGTTAGGAAAGAAGAGAATAATTGTCCCAGCGAGTGCTGTTAGAATGGTGGTTGACCCTGAAACTGGCGAAAGAAAAAGATACTTTGATGCAAACGATGAAGTGTATGAAGCATTAGCAACGGATGATACAGAACAATTAAAAATACATGATAATTCTGTTGAGTTGAGAGTAGAAGAACACATAAGCGCAATTAATGCTTTTTTAAGCACCTTATGTTTACAACTGGGATTTAGTGCAGGAACGTTTACATTTGATAAATCACAAGGACTAAAAACCGCAACAGAGGTAATCTCCGAGAATTCCAAAACATATAAAACTATAAAATCACATCAATTACAAATAAAAGAAGCAATTGAAAAAATGATCAAAGGAATAGTTAATGTTGCGGATTTATACGACATTGAGTATAAAGGGCAACGTGTTGGAAATATGGCTAATGATGATTTAGAGATTAAAGTAATCTTTGATGATTCAATCTTACAAGACCGACAAACAAACGTTAATGAGGGAATTGTATTAGTAAATAACGGTTTAATGTCTAAATTAACTTATATGGAAAAGGTGCTAGGAATGACGGGAGAAGAAGCACTTAAAGAAATAGAAAAAATAAAAAAAGAAAATCAAATAAATACAATAGCGGTTGATGATTTCGCTCTTGGCGGTGAAGAATAGTGGCAATGATAACGCGCCAACAAATATTAGAAATAAGTGAACCGTTTGAGGAAATGTATAGCGGTATAACTAATCAAATTCTAATAATGATGGCTGAATACATTGGTAAAGATATTGATGAGCCGATTGAGGTTTGGCAACAAAAAAGGATCCAAGAAATTAATTTATTGTTAAAACATACGCAAAGTATTATAAGCAGTGGCAGATATCTAAGCACTACTAATAACACGTTAAATACCGTTATAGATAAAACTTTGGAGGATATAGAACCAAAATTACAAGAAGCATCTAAAAACGGTCTATTAAAGAAAACAACCGCTTATACAGCTAGCTTAAGCATCAATGAACTTAAGAAAAATATGAAAGAAGATTTCTTAATAACATTTAATACAATGGGTAATACCATGCAAAGTATGATATTGCAATTGTTTAATAAAACATTAAATAATGTTGTTTCTGCATATAATACAAGAAGAAATGAGATATTAGACGAAGCCACAGAAAAGATAATGCATAGAGAAACAATGCAAAATGCTGTTGCAAGTGCAATAAGGCAAATAGCTAAAGAAAATATACCAGCATTTATAGATAAAGCAGGAAGAAAATGGACGGCCGAAGCCTATGCGAATATGTATGTACGAACAAATGTTCACAACTTGAGTATAGATACGGTTGTAAAAAGAAATGAAGATTATGGGAACGATTTATTTATTGTTTCTAAGCATAGCGGTGCAAGACCCAAATGCGCTCCGTGGCAAGGGAAGATAGTTTCAAAAAACAACAGAAAAGGAACAACAACCGATGCGAACGGTAAAAAAGTAAGTTTTATAGCTTTGTCAAGTACAAGTTACGGTCAGGCGGATGGATTGCTTGGTATTAACTGCGGGCATCAACTGTATCCGTTTATACCTAAACAATCGATTAATAACGTTAAGCCTTTATCAAAGGAGCAGGAAAGAGAAAATAAACGTATATATGAAGAAAGCCAACAACAGCGTGCTATTGAACGCGAAATCCGCGCATCAAAGACACAAGAGGAAATGTATAGAAAAGCTGGCTTAAGAGATGAAGCTGATAAGCAAAAAACTATAACAAGTCAAAGACAAGCTAAAATGAGACAGTTTATAAATGAAACGGGTCGAACACGACGATATGATCGCGAACAAATCGTTAAATAATGATAAAAAAACAGGAGGGTAAACAATGGATTGCAAACATGAATTTATGGGCGACAAAGATGGAGTAACATGCCTTAAATGTGGTTTAAAAATGGGAGTGCAAGAATACCATGATTTTTTACAACAAAAAGAAGTAAAAGAACCTAAGAAGCCATCTTCAAGAAGAAAAGGAGCTAAATAATGAATCCATATCAAGATTTAACATCATATTTAAAAATCGTATATCAAAATTTAGGAACTCTGCATCATATGTTAGTAGGCAAGAGTTTTTTTGTTATCCATCCATTATTGGGTGAATGGTACAACGAAATCGGTGAAATGACGGATGATTTAATTGAACGAGGTATTCCGTTAGGGTTTGCTGAACCGTCTATTAAAGATGCGGTTTTAGCTTACACAAACGATTTACTTGGCGTTGAGAACAGAGAATGTGAAGATACAATCATTCTTGCAAGAGATAATTTCATTAATATTATTGAAAAAATGACAACTGCTAAAGACGGTTTACCCGTTGATGTTCAAAACAAGATTGATGAATATATTTATTATTTGCGTAAAGAAGCAGATTACAAAATGGGTCAATATCTAGGCGGTATGAAGAACACAACGACAGTTGATATTGATGATGATTAAATAATTAGCATCTAAGAGTGCTTTTTATATTTTAGGACGTTTTATACGTCCTTTTATTTTGCCCTCGTCTATCGGCGTTAAATGTAGGCTTTCGGTTACGTCTGCATCCGTTAAATGTAGGCACACGTTATTTATTAGTTTAAACGCAGGAGGAAGAATAATGCCAAAACTAACAAGAAAAAGTGTACGTAGTGAAATTGTTAAGGCTGGAGTAAGTGAAGATAAAGCCAATGAATTATTAGAAAGCATTATGTCTATGTATGGAGCTAGCACTGCTGACATGGTTTCTAAAGAAGATTTGGAAGAACTTAAGCAAGAAGCGGTCAATGAAGCTATGAAAAACACACCTAAAGACTACAAAGAAAGTCAAGATTACAAAGATTTATTAGGAAGAGTACAAGAGTACGAAAAGAAAGACACTATCCGAACATTAACGGATAAAGGAGTTAAAAGCGACAAGTACGCGGAAATGCTCTTGGAAAGATTAGACAAAGAAAAAGACATTGATGAACAGCTTACGGCTTTTAAAGAGGAATATGCCGATATGTTCAATGTCGAACAACAAGAAGAGCCAAAACCTCAATTTGGAGCACAGCCAAAAGGCACTATGCCAAGTGGCAAAGAAGCACAAACGTTTGGGGATTTTTGGAGTTTTATGCCAAAAGAAAAGTAGGAGGAATTAATATATGGCAGATTTTGTGCAAACACCTTTAAATTATGCAGTTGACTACGCTAGAACACTAGCCAACGCTTATCCTTATTTATCATATTTTCCAGAGTTATGGGCAGGACCGAACAATGAAAAATATAAACCAGTAAACGGGAAAACAGTAATGATCCCATCGATGACAGTTTCGGGGGCTAAAGCAGTTAACCGTGACAGTATCGACGGTAAATTTAATCGTAATTTCAATACTGAAATGCAACCCGTTACAATGATGATGGACAGAGAATGGGATACATTAGTTGATCCAATGGACATCAAGGAAACAAATCAAGTGGCTACTATTGCCAATGTAACAGAAACGTTTAACCAATTCCAAAAAGTGCCAGAAATGGATGCATACATGGCTTCTAAATTGTCATCGTATGCACAATCTTTCGGTACAGTAGATACAACTGTGTTAGATAAAGATACTATTTTAGAAACATGGGATGGATATTTAGCGTATATGGTTAACCAACGTATCAACCGTGATAGATTGGTAGCGTATATGACACCAGATGCGTATAAACTTTTAAAAGAAGCAGCGGGAATTACACGTTTTATCGATGCAGGTACTGGAATTAGAAATGTAGACCGAAATGTCGGGAAATTAGACGGAGTATTAATTCGAGAAGTACCAAAAGATATTATGCAAACAGCGTTTGACTTTACAGTAGGATGGAAAGTTGAATCTGGCGCAAAAACTATTAATATGTTGTTAGTAGACCCTATGGCAATGATTGCTCCAGTAGTCTATGAAGTAGCTATGATGAGCGCACCAACTGCACAATCTAAAGGGAAATGGCTATATTACGAAAGATACTACTACGATGTATTTGCATTAGATAAACGTAGAGTAGGTATCTTAGCAAATATCACTACACCAACTCTTGGAACATTTGAAGTTACGTCAACTGCTGGAGCTGAAACTAATCAAACAAATGTAGCAGTTACTGCTAAACCAATTCTTGGACAAAAATTAGTGTATAAAGTAGCTTCTAGCGCTTCAACACCTACATACGGACAAGATTTATCTAGCGGATGGACTGATTTACCAGCTGATGGCGTAGTAACAGTCGCAGGATCAGAAACGAATATCACTGTTGCATTAGTTAATACAACTAAAGCGAATGGAGCTTTCGCGGTTTCAAGTGGTAATGCTACGATCGTTAAAAACGGCGGATAAGGGGTGATTGTATGGCATATATAAAATATGCTGATTTTACACAATTTTACGGCAGTGATTTGATGGATGAAGAAACGTTCCACAGTCTCGTTAATCCAGCATGTTCTAAAATTGATGAAATAACCCGTTTTAAGGTCGCTGAAGAGGGTTTAAACTCTTTAGCACCTTTTATTCAAGAATTGTTTAAACGTGCGTGCATGGCTCAATGTGCGTACTATGGCTATTACGGTTTAGAAGTAGCCTATACTGGTGTGGCAGGGCAAGGCTTTACGGTTGGCAAAGTAAGTGTGGACAGCACTTATCAGTCAAAAGAAAGCGCAGGAAGAAATTACAATTCATTAAGCCCCGAAGCGGTAAGTCTGCTTGAACAGACTGGGCTGTTAAATAGGAGTGTTGGAGTATTCTCAGACCCATCCCTAAACGTATTCTGGCCGATATAGCCACATTAAAAGTAATTACCAGTATAAACGAATGGCAAAAGCCCGTTATGCAGTCTTATGATTTAAAATTTGTACATATGCAAAACACAAACGAAGTACGAAGAACAACAGATAACACTGAGGTCGTTCTTCGCTCAATATTATATTACGATTGTAGGTTGTCTAAGCCAAATTTGAACTTATGGGTATTAAATAACCAATCACTTGGAAATGGCGCTAGAATGAGCGTTATTTATCAAGAACAGACATATACTGTTCAAACTTGCGATTTAGTACCCGATGATACTGGCAAACCGCATCATTATGAACTTGGGTTAGTTTAGTGAGCGTTAAAGTTACATTAAATAAACGAAGAGTTCTAAAAAGAATTACAAGCGGTGCCGATAATGCTAGAGCGGTGTTAACGGAACAAGTTTATCAGGATAGTGACGAATATACCCCTCGTGATAAAGGAAAACTTATAGAAACGGCGCGAATTGATTCTAAAAACGGAACAATTACATATACCCAGCCATATGCTAAAAAATTATGGAATGGTATAGACTATAATTTTTCTAAAGATAAAAGTGCTAAAGCCACTCATGAGTGGTGTGATGCAGCTAAAAAAGACCATAACAAGGATTGGCAGAAAGTTGCTCAACAAGCATTTAAAGAGGGGATGAAATAATGGACATCGAGATTATAAACATTCTAACGGCTCTTATTAAGGCACAGTATCAAGGAAGCTTAGTTTTTGGTACAAATATACCCGACAATAGTTTGGCACTTCTATGGCGGTCAAATCCGCAAGAAATATATATGTGCAAAGACAGTTATAATCATATGAACGTAAGGCTTAACGGAAAAAATAAAGATCAAGAGGAAATATGCAGTACACTAAACCAACTGCACTACTTTTTAAGCAAATTAAAAAGTGATCAAATTGAATTAGGCGAACATACGCAAATCATTGATATACAAACATCCTCAAGCCCAGAACTGATAGGGGTAGAGGAAAACGGTCAATGGATTTACGGATCAAGCCTTTTAATTAAATATTATATTAAATAGGAGGAAATAAAATGGCTGACGGAGATTTCAAAGCACAGGTACAAGTAGAACCAGTTTATAATTATACGGTTGCGATTGACACTACACCCGATACAACAGCGACATGGTCACCATTATGTGCAGGTATCGAAAACTTTAGCGAATCATTGAATGAACAAGTACAACAGTTCTTTTTTATGTGCGGTAAAGGATTTGCGAATAACTATGTTACAGGAATGGCACCATCATTGACAATTACTGGGCGCAGAGTTAAAGGTGATGCAGCACAAGAGTATATCTTTGGTGCTAAATACGCTTTAATGAAAAAAAGAGAAACGCAATTACAAATTTCGCAATTAGATGCTACGGGAGCAAATGCGCAAACAATTACATGTAATGTAACAATTCAAAATATTGTAGAGATTAACGGAAATGCTACAGACCCGTCACAAATCAGCTTTGATTTGGCATTTAATGGAACACCAACATTAAAAAGTACGCCAGTAGGGGGATAACCCCTACTTTTTATATATATTAGGAGGATGAATCATGTATAAAATCAAAAGAGATAAAAAATTTAAAGAACAACTTGAAGTCGAAAATGATAATGGTGAAAAACTTACGCTTGATGTTGAAATTACCCTTGATAAACAGCTTAATGAATTCACAAAGAACTGGCGCAATCTTGAGGTTATGAATATTAACGTTCAACAAGGTAAATTAGACTATATGCAAATGGGGAATGCGGTTATTTCAATAATGGGTGTTGTTTTTGGGGAAAACGATGCAAAAAAATTAATAGATTTTTATAACTGTAATTATATTGAACTAATTCAAGACATTTTGCCATTTATTGCAGGGGTGATTAAACCTCAGTTTGATAAAGTTATAAAAGAACACACTAAACGAAACAAACAAGCACTTAAAGAGTTGACAAAATGATACTTTATAAGAGCTTGCCAACAGAGATTAGATACAAAAATAGGAAATATAAAATAAAACCTTATTTTAATAATGTGCTGTTTTGTTTAGAAGTCTTTAATAACAATGCCTATACTGATGAAGAAAAAATTTATCTTTGCTATAAGGCATTGGTAAAAAAACAACTCACACAACATAATTACACGGAAGTAGTAGCTATTTTAAGCAAAGTATTCGATGTGCTTTTTGAAGATAAAAACAAGCGTAAAGAAAATAAAAAATCTTTTGATTTTACGCAGGATGCTAAATATATATATGCAGGGTTTATGCAATGTTACGGCATAAACCTTTTTGAATACAAAAATAAATTGCATTGGTGGGAATTTAACGCATTGTTTCAAGGGCTATCAAGGGATACTCGAATAATGCAGATAATCGATATTCGTACTCGACCTATTCCTAGAAGAGACAAAACAAATGGCGAGTATATAAACAATCTTTTAAAGCAAAAAGCTGAGTATAAATTGGAACTAAGTCAAGAGGAACAAGAAAAAGAAATACAACAATCGCTTGGCGATTTATTTAGTGCTTTATCAAATATGGCCGAAAAGGAGTGATGATATGGCAGATGGTGATGTAGTTTATAAAGTTGATGTTGATGATGGACAAGTCTCTAGCCAATTAGATAAGGTTAGTTCAAAAATCGAAAATTCAAGCGAAAAAACATCAAATGAACAAAAGAAAGACTTTAAGGAAACAAGTAAAGAATTTGCAAAACAATCGCAAAAAATGGTTGGTGATAATAAAGAAGCCAACAGCCAAATAGAAAAAGATAGTGGCGGATTAGGAAGCAAATTAAAGGAAACGTTCAAAAATGCATTTGGTGGAATAGGTGAAAGCATTAAAGAAAATGCCGAGACTATAACTGCACCAATGGATGAAATAGCAAGTAATATTGGGATGTCTTTTGGAACGTTAGCTAAAGCAGGAGTTATCGGTGGAATATTAGCTATTGGAACCGCAGCGGTAGGCACAGCAAGTGACGTCGAATCGGCAATGAATAAATTTCAAGCGCAAACAGGCGTAGCTAATGAAGAATTAGACAAATATGAAGAAACCATGAAAGATATTTACACTGGCAACTATGGCGAATCTTTCGAAAACGTTGCTGATAGTATGGCGAAAGTTAAACAACAGCTTGGTGAAATCGATCAAAAAGATATGAAAAATGTCACTGAGGGATTGTTAACGCTAGAAAGCACTATGGACATGGATTTTGACGAAACATTAAGAGGTACTAACCAATTAATGGAGCAGTTTGGTATAACATCCGAAGAAGCCTTAGACCTAATTGCAAAAGGTGGACAAGTTGGTTTAGATAAGACCCACGAGCTAGGAGATAACATATCTGAATACGCTGGAAAATTTAGTCAAGCTGGTTATAGTGCGGAAGAATATTTTCAGTTGTTAGAAAATGGTCTAGAGGGTGGAGCATATAATCTAGATAAAGTAAATGACGCTATAAATGAAGTAACAACAAGGTTAGCAGATGGAACTATCGAAGACAATCTAAAATCTTTTAGCAAGGAAACGCAAAATACATTTAAGTCTTGGCAAAATGGTAAAGCCACACAAAAAGAAGTCATAGACAGTATTGTAAAAGATATAAAAAATGCGACTAATGAGCAGGATAAAATGACTTTATCTGCTACAGCATTCGGAACCATGGGTGAGGATGCTAATACTAAATTTATTGAATCGTTATCAAGCGTTGGTGACACGTTTAATGATGTTAATGGAACTATGGATAAAGTTAAAGACAACGCTGGCAAAGGGTTAGGGGCACAGTTTCAAAGTCTAATAAGAAGCACACAAATGTTGATTGAACCATTAGGTAAAGCGTTATTGCCTATTTTAAACTCATTGGTGAGTATACTTGGAACCATAATGGAAGTAGCTAGTCCATTATTTGAAATTATAGGGGATATTATTACAACGGTAAACGATTGGTTAGCAAATATAAAGTGGGATGAAGTTTTTAAAGAAGTCTGGGAAGGTGTGACAGATGCCTTTGCGGTGGCTTGGGAGACAATAAAATCAATAGGTCAATGGTTTGTTGATTTGTGGAATGGTATCGGTACGTGGTGGAGTGAATTAAACGCTAAAATCGATGCAACCATTATAGAGACGTGGAACGGTATTCAAACATGGTGGAATGAATTAATTAGCGGGATTGTTGCATGGTTTCAGGAAACGTGGAATGGTTTAGCGACATGGTTTAATGATTTATGGAACGGAATTGCAACAGCATTTAATAACACAGTTAATGGAATAAAAGATTTCTTTATTAATGGTTTTAATCTCATGGTTGAGGGCGCTAAAAACGCGATGAATAATTTAAGTAATTGGATATCATCGATTATAAACAATATAAAAGGAATATTTAACGGAATTATAAGCTTTATAAGCGGTGTATTTTCGGGTAATTGGCGTCAGGCATGGGAGGGGATAAAACAAATATTCTCTAACATAGTAAATGGCTTTGCTAACATATTCAAAAGCCCGATAAACTGGATAATAGACGGAATCAATACGTTTATAAGCGGTTTAAATAAAATAAAAATTCCCGATTGGGTTCCAGTTGTAGGCGGAAAAGGTTTTAACATTGGGAAAATACCAAGATTAAAAGTCGGTATGGATTATGTACCAAGTGATTTTTTCCCTGCGTATTTGGATAAAGGTGAAATGGTACTTACAGCACCCGAAGCGCAAAAAGTGCGCTCATACGGCGGAATACAAGGTATAGAGAGTATGTTAAGTGCCAATCTTGTTACAAACAATGAAATGGGTCTTGATTATGGAAAACTAGCCGAAGCAATGGCGGATGTTACTATACAGATTTATCTAGACGGCAAAGTCGTAGGCTATAGTATAACGGGATCAGTCGATCAAAACATGGGAATTATAACTTCACGCAAAGGGAGATACGGAATATGAGAGAAGATGTAAGATTTAAAATCAATAATGATGATTTTTTGTTAAGCGATTATCATTTGTGTGTTGAATCATATTCTATTGGTATCCCCGAGGTTAAGAGCTTTTTTCAAGAGATACCGTATTCTAATGTTGTTTATGACTATACAGAATATTTTGGAAGTCCTACATATAGCCAACGCCCAATAACTATAAATTGCAAACTAATGAAATCGACACCGTGCTGGCAAAAAATAATGCAAAAAGTTCTTGAACTCATGCACGGTCAAAGAGGTATGTTCAGTTTCGCAAGCGATAGTGAGTGGTATTATAATGGGAGAATTTCTATTGATACTGACGAGCATGATAATTGGAACTTTGCTACCGTTACATTATCGATAATTTGTGATCCGTTAAAAACGAACATGGAGGGGGCGAGCAAACTTTGAAATTAAAATTAATGTGCGATGCCGATATATTGTTTGACAGTACGACAAATATGTATAAAGCTATGTCGATCGATTTAACGGAACAAGTTAATACAACTAATACATTGGTGTTTACTCTCCCGCCTTTTAATCCTAATTATGATAAACCGCAAAAAATGACATCTGTAATCGAATTATATAGAAATGATGCCCTTGCGTTTGAGGGGCGGGTGCTGTATACCGATGATGATATTTTGGGCAATAGAACATTTACTTGCGAGGGTTCTTTAGCTTATTTCCTTGACAGTATAGTAAGACCTAATACAACGCAGGATACAACTATCCGCGATTATCTTCAAGGTCTTTTAAATCAGCATAACGCACAAGTTGAAGAACAAAAGCGATTTACACTTGGAATTGTTAATGTTACCAATACAACTGACAATGTATATCGTATAGACAATGATTATTCAAATACATTAACAGTAATGCAAGAAAAATTAGTTAACCGTTTAGGCGGATATTTAAGGGTTAGAAAAGAAAACAACGTAAGATATCTTGATTACTTGGAAGAGTATGGAACAACATCAAATCAAACTATAGAATTTCAAAAAAATATATTAGATTTGACACAGCGTATATCTGCGGAAAATGTAATAACCGCGCTAATACCTTTAGGTGTTAAAAATGAAGAAACGGGGTTACCGCTAACGATTGAAAGCGTGAATGACGGTAAAGATTATTTAGTAAATGAAACTGCCGTAAGCCTATTTGGCTATATATACGGTAAGAACGAGTGGGAAGATGTTACATTACCCGAAAACCTAAAAACAAAGGGAGAAGCCTTTTTGCAGGAAAATATAAAAGCTTCGTGGAGCATAGAAGTAAATGCCACTGATTTATCGATGCTAGACGTATCGATTGATACATTGGATTTGGGAATGAGTGTTCCAGTTATATCCGTACCGCATAAATTAGACGAAAATTTTACAATTAAGAAAAAAGAAACTAAATATCTGCAACCGCAAGATAGCGAAATAACTTTAGACACTGTCATAAAACGAAACACTGATCAAGTTTCAAGCACTGACCGACAATTAGGACAGTTGGAAACAATACAGACTGACAGATTTATGGCTATTGTGAAAGAACAGACCAATTTAATTACGGGCGGTTCGGGCGGAAATATGCAGTATGGATTTAATGACAGTGGTTTACCAAGTGAAATCTTTTTTCTAGACAATCCCGATAAAGAACTAGCAAAAAAAGTATTAAGAATAAATCAAAACGGGATTGGGTTTTCTAAAAATGGGATTAATGGTCCTTTTGAAACGGCATGGACATTAGACGGCGTATTTAATGCTAATTATATTACCGCTGGTATTCTACAAGGAATACAAATAATTGCAGATTTAGGTATGCTTGGCGGTTGGACAATGGACAGTACATCTCTGTCAAGCGGAAGTACGGTCGGAATTATTCTAGATTCAAGCGAACCAAGCATTGCGACATATCATCCTGATACGGATTATATCGGCATGAAAATGTATAATGGCGGATTGGCTGTATACTCTTACGCTAATAAAGGGACATACGTGGGACAATTGTCAAGCGGAGCAGATGGAACGGTGCTGCAGGGCGCATATGGGCACAATTTATCTCTCGGTATAAGTACAGATAATACAAATACTGCGCTTGATGGTTATTTAGTTATGGATAATGGCGAAGTGTCATGCTATAAAACGTTAAATATGCGCGGACACAGTATAATAAATCAATCAGACAAACGATTAAAGAAAAATATAAAAGATATAGATTGTTCTTTTGTATATGATTTAGAAGTAAAACAATTTGATTACTTAAACGGTGATAAAAACAGAATTGGTATACTTGCAAATGATTATACGAACAAAGGCTATTCTAAATATTTTCTACATAAAGGAAAAGACGGGTATTATGGTGTAGATTACCAAAATATTATGAATGCACTGATTAAATGCGTGCAGGAACAAAACAACCGTATAAAAGCGTTAGAAAGGGGAACAAAATGATATTTAGTACAATAACACAAAACAATCTTAATTTAACCGCTGATACTACCGAAATCCCAGCACAGTATAGCAATAATATACAGTTTAAATTTATTCAAGACAATGAACGTTTTAGCGGATATATACCGACTATTTATATTGGTGTATATGACAGTGCAATGATAGAGTGCGGCGACGTTATTAGTGCTGGTGGCGCGGTTGTTGTAGACGGTGACGGTGTGTTTGCTATATCTAATGAAATAATGTATCGTAACGGCTTTTTAGCGGTTGGGGTAACATTAACCAACAATGACGAGAACGTATCTCTAAAGCCCGTTATTTACCGTATACAAGCAAGCGTTGGCGGATTAAGTCCATTACCGCCAGATGAGGGCGAATGGCAACAGGTTGTTAAGGCATTTGTTGAAACACTGTTTAATAACTGGTCTGCTGAAAATCTCGATCCAATAAAAGCACAGCTTGAAGAACTTATCTCTACAGCACAAACACAACAAGAAAAAATAACATCACAGCAAACGCAGATTGATAATGCGATTGGAAACATGGGAGATTATGAAATCGTACAAGAAGACCCCGTACAAATAAGATTTAAAAAAGGTGATGGAACATTCGGGGAAACTGTTGATTTAGGCGACGGATTAGCATCTAAAGCAATGGTAAATGCTGGCTATTATACTTATAAAGGTATTAGTTATGGTGGTTCTGCAAGTAATAACGGGATTGACGTTGCAGAAATAGACGGAGCATATTCCCAAGAAACTACAAACGGGTTTCAGTTGTTCGATGCTAGTAAATTCCATACTGAATCGCAAGGCGGAGCGACTGTTACTAATAATAGGGACGGAAGTTTTACTGTAAGTGGTAGCGGAGCGTTAACGGCTGATTTTCAACAAAGAATCACATATACACATGAAGAAACTTTAAAATTATTAAAAGTTGGAGCATTAAAAATAATTAAGTCGACTGTATACCCTATGGTTGAGTTTGGAATAACCAACGCTGAAACAGGAGTATGGAAAAAGAATTCAAATTCATTTTTAGGTAAACAATTAGATATTGTGGCAGAAGATTTACAAAACGGTAACTATTTAGTAGTTAAATTTTTTGGTGCTAAAGATACAGCTATCGCCCCAGGAACAATCAAACCAATGCTCTACCAAGACGGAGACGGAACTTTTGAGCCATTCACGGGCGGTATTGCTAGTCCTAACCCCGAATATCCTCAAGAGCCTAAGTTTGTTGGTGATATAGGTCAAAACTTATTCGATGCAAGTAAACTATCTACTAAATCACAAGGTGGAGTTACAGTAACTAACAACGGTGATGGTTCATTTACCATTAGTGGTAGCGGTAATACTACCGATAGTTATACAAATTATTTTGAAGGTGCTTTAAATGTAACACTTAAAGAAGGAACTATTTATTTGAAAAATGTCGGAAATATTACAAATCCATATTTGTCAATTGAATTTAAAAATAGTGATGGAGTTGTTATAAAAAGATTAAGTTTGAGTGGGGTTATACAATCAAGTGTTTCATTAACAAGTGATGATGTGTCGAAAATAAAAATTGTTAGATATGCTTTTTATACGCCTAAATCTGTGGCTATTCAAACAGGAACAGTCAAACCAATGCTCTATCAAGACGGAGACGGAACATATCGCCCATATAGCGAAACTCCTAAGTATTATTTGGATTTTATGACGAGTGGGAAGAATTTGTTTAACATCAATGGTAATGTAAATGTTGATGGATATAGTAAGGAACAAAAGACTACTAATACGGTGAAAAACGGAGTTTTAACTTGTAATGTAAGTAGCGCTACTGCTCATGGTGTCGGTCAAAGGTTATATGGTTTAAAGGGTAAAACAATTTCAGTGTCTGCTAAATTAAAATCATTGGGAGAGGCTACATTAGGTAATATGTATATATATGAGAGTAGCGGAACTTATAAAGTAGTTAGTAATACAACAGCGCTTGATACAGTTTTCGCTATTAATAATTATACTTGCCAAACTGATGATATTGTCGTAGCGTTCGCAAGTGGCAACGGTACAGGAGTGCAATTCTACGATATTATGGTAAACTATGGTGCAAAATTCGTTGACTACGAACCATTCACGGGCTTCGAAACCACAACCGTAGAACTAAACCCACCTTTACGAGCGTTGCCGAACGGTGTTAAGGACACAATAGAAAACGGTATTGCTACAAGACGAGTTGGGGAAATAACTTTTGACGGTTCAGAGATGTGGTATAAAAATAGTGGTAGTAACTCTAATAATTGGATGTACTATGTTACCATAGCGCACATTAGAGCAAAAGGATTGTGCGATTCGTTACTACACAAGGAAATAGCCGATATAAATAGTGACGGTGCTAGGATTAATCGAGTTGGTTTTAATTTTAATCATAATGCAACTGTTATGTATCTTAACGTTGGGTACTATATGCAACAAGCTGGGCTAACCAACACGGTAGACAACCTAAAAACTTGGCTACAATCTAACCCTATTACCGTATGGTATGAACTCGCTACGCCAACTACGGAACAAATTACGTTGCCTACTCTGCCGAGTTGGTATCCTTATACTGATGCGTGGGTTGGAACTGAATTACAACCTAGCTTTGTAGAATGGCATATCAAAATCGCAGGAGTTAACCAAAATGATTTAACCGTTATTAAAGAAGATATATCGCAATTACAAACCGAAACCACGCAGTTAAACGATGATGTTACAAGGCTTATGGGAGCTTTTACATCGGTGACAGATTTAACTAAGCAATTATTCTTGCTTATGCATCGTGTAGGTGATATTATTTTCAGCACTTCCGACGAAAACCCAAGTACAATTTACGGCGGAACATGGGTAGCGTGGGGCAAAGGTCAAGTACCAGTTGGTGTCGACACAAGCGATAGTGATTTCAACACTGTAGAAAAAACGGGCGGAGAAAAAGAACATACATTGACTGTCGATGAAATGCCGAGCCATAAACATGATTTCGGACAACAATTTACAGGCATGCCAGTGTCGAGCGGGAACTATGGTTATTATATGATTGCAGGAACACAAACCGATGTTATAAAAAATACAGGTGGAAACCAACCGCATAACAACTTACAGCCATATATAACTTGCTATATGTGGAAAAGAACTGCATAAAAACTTAAAGGCCGAAAGGCCTTTTTAATATTAATAAAGTGAGGTAATTTTATGAACAAAATTAATTTAAAAATCAGATTTAAAAACCCTGTGTTTATTGCACAAATTGTATTAGCTGTTTTAACGCCTATTTTGGCTTATGCGGGGCTTACCGCACAAGACCTAACAACATGGGGAGCGTTAGGAAAACTGCTTTTAAATGCTGTTTCTAACCCTTATGTACTATCTTTGGTGGTTGTATCTGTATGGAATGCAATCAACGACCCTACTACAAGCGGAGTAGCAGACAGCGAACGTGCACTAAACTACACTGAGCCTAAAAAGGATTAGCGTTATGAACGAAGCGGAAATGATAGGCTCTGTTATTGCAGGAGGGGTAGCAATTTTTAGTTTTGTTACCCCTATGCTTAAGCTAAATTCGAACATAACACGTATGAACACACTGCTTGAAAGGATAATCGAAGATAACAACCGACAAGACAAGCGGTTAGATGCACATAGTGAACGGCTTGACGTTATCGTAGAACAGCAACGCAGAAACGAAAAAATAATTGATATACATGAATTGCGTATCAACAATTTAGAAAATAGAAATTAAGGAGGAAAATAAGATGGCAACAGTAAATGAATTATTAAATCAAGCACGGGCTTGGATTGGAAAAAAGGAATCAAATGGAAGTCATAAAGAGATTATTGATATTTATAATGGTCACAAACCATTAGCAAGAGGTTACAAAGTAAAATATACAGACAGTTGGTGTGCTACTTTTATTAGTGCATTAGCTATTAAATGTAATTGTACGGATATTATTCCAACTGAAGCATCATGCGGAAAAATGATCGAACTGTTTAAAAATATTGGGTGTTGGCAAGAAGATGGCAATGTCACACCTAATCCGGGAGATATTATTTTTTATGACTGGGATAAAAAAGATGGTTGGCCAGAACACGTTGGAATTGTAGAAAGTGTATCAGGCAATCAAATTACTGTAATTGAAGGTAATAAATCGGATGCAGTAGCTCGTAGAACTATTGCAGTTGGCAATGCATCTATTCGAGGTTATGGTGTACCTAAATATAGTGGATCAAATTCACAATCTACACCTAAACCTAGTGAAGTTAATTATAAGGTTAGAGTAAATACGCCAAGCGGTGTAAACTGTCGTAATGCTCCAAACGGTGCAAAGGTTAAGGCTTATGCCAATGGTACAGAATTAACTATTTCTAAAGAGGAAAATGGTTGGGGATTTACTGGCGAAGGCTGGGTATCTCTACAATATTGCAAAGTTCAAGATAGTGTAGCACAAAATTTAGGGACTTATGAAGTTATTGCCAGTGATTTAAGTGTTCGTACTGGTCCTGGGACAAATTATCCACGTAAGACATATGCAGAGCTTAGTACAGATGCAAAAAAACATGATTATGATAAAGATGGATGTCTAAACAAGGGTACGCGTGTTACTGTAAAGGAATGGAAAAACGGATTTGCTCGTATTCCTAGCGGATGGGTAAGTGGCGATTATCTAAAAAAGGTTTAATATTATGTTTAAAAAGAAATTCGACACTATCAATGCTACTATTTTTATTCTCTTTCTAACTGTATTTGGTCTAAGTTTCACTACTCTTTATAAGGACTATCAGAAACATAATTTAGAGGTTAGGTTAGAATTAACAGAACAAGAATTACAGAATACACAAGCTGATAGAGATTATTATCAAGGGCAGTATAAAAAATATTTTGAATTGTCCGAAGAGCTTCAAAATCAGATGGGTGTTTATGCTTATGAATAAGGTTTACTTGAAAATAGGCGCAGAAGATATTCAAGGAAATAAGCTGAATACACGGGTAGAGTATGTTCTTATGTATGTGGGGTTATCGCACAGCATTATCAACAATGGGTATCGTGATATACATGTAAATAATAAATACATAAAATTCAAGCCTAGATCAAAATAATCTAGGCTTTTTTTATTTTATTCGTACATATCTTTTATTGTATCAATTACGTCTAATTGTAGTTGTATTGCTTCGTCTTCGGTTACGGGGTAATTTGTTTTTACGTAGCTTATATAATCATCGTCTATGACATTACTTAGATAATAATCTAATTCACTGTCATAATCTTCTAAATAATCTTCGTGTGAACTTGGACTTGTTTCAATTTCAACTAAAATATTTTTTAAATTAGTTATAAAAGAATTTCTAACATCCTCAAGATCAATAATATTAGCTACCTCAGTGTCTAAGGCCATTGCAATCTTATATACAGTAGCTGTTGATGCAGAATTTAAGCTTTTTCTATCCTGCTCATAGTCCTGTAACGTTCTAAGGCTAATATCTGCTAATTCCGCTAAATCTCTTTGGCTGTAAATAGTATTTTTTTCTCTATAATTTTTAAGTTTACTCATTTTAAATCTCTCCTTTTTTATATTTCAATTTTAAATGTTAGTTAAATCGACGAAATTACCTTTGTTGTTCCAATATTTGCTCATTCCATTAGTGGTATAATACGCTCTTGTTTTGCCATAATTCTGCCATAATTTAAATTCAAAGTTGTAACATTCTGCAATATTATAGTAATCCCTTATTTGTTTTTCTTTTTTAGCCATTAGCCAAGCCATCTTTAAGGCAACCTTTAATGTTTTATTCCATTTTCTAATAATAATCCAAGCATTGCACATAATTTGTTTTTTATTATATTTCATCGTTGTAACCACCTTTCACCTTACAAACATATTATACGTCAATAAGCGTACTAAGTCAATAGTTTTGATACGTTTTTTAGCGTATATTAATATTTTGTTTGTTGTCTGTATAAAAACTACTAATATTGTAAGTTGGTTTTACTCCCAAAAAACTCCCAAATTAAATTAGAATGGTTAAAATGATTATATATTTACTATAGAATAGCCAATTTTTGTAATCAAATTAATTAAATTTTATATACTTATGCTCAAAATTACGTAGCCATTATAATTATTACTGTATGGTTCGTAAGGGGTTTGAGAGGATTTTACTCCTTTTTACTCCCAAATGCTTTCTAAGGTACTCATTCGAGTACCTTTTTTCTTTCACTAAAAATTGTTGTTACTTGTCTACGTTCGTCTGGATAGAGGTGGCCATAGATATCTAGTGTTGTACTTGTTTTGCTATGTCCCGCTATTTTAGAAACAGTATAGTGATTAACATTGGCATGTATTAACATAGATATATAGCTATGTCTAAAACCGTGTATACTTATTTTTGGTAGAGCGGGGTCATTGTATCTAGATAACAAAACGTTTAAATATGTATAATACTCTCTGTAGGGGTATTCCTCGCTTTTTAAGACTTCTTTTAAATTTGGGGTCAACCAATCGGGAATTGGTACTATTCGCCGTGATTGCTCATTTTTAAACTCTGTAGACACAACAAGACCATTGCTAGTATTTTTTACTGTATGTGATAAATGCAGTTCGTTTTTATCTTCGTCTAAATCGGATAGGCTAAGTCCGCAAAATTCTCCCTTTCGCAATCCAGTATAAAATAGGGTGCAAAAAGCAATCTTGTGTTTTTTGTTCGAAACATTTGAAATAAATTGATTAAACTGTGATTCGTTCCAAAATTCAAGTTTAGGCTTGGTTGTTTTAGTTTTATCAATATATACAAAGGGGTTTCGATCAAGCGCCTTTTTTCTTATACACCAATTAAAGAATGCACTTAATGCTCCCTCACGAATTCTAACCGTATTAGGTGATAAGTCTTTCTTTAAATCTTCAATCCATTCAATTAAATCATAATCATTTATTTTTGTTATTCTTACGTTTTCAAATCTTGCATATTTTTTTCTATAAGAAAAAGCAATATTACGAACGGTAGAGGGGGAACGTCCTTTATTTTTATAATCGGCAATATATGCATCATATAAATCTTTAAAAAGTAGTCCTTTGGCTACAACGACTTGATTAGTCCTATCTAGCAATAGTTCAGCTACTTTTTTTCTACCGTCTTTTATAGTTTTGGATGTAACAGTTTTTCTAATTCTGCTGCCGTCCGCTCTATAGCCTATATTCACGTCAAAAATATATCGTTTTTCGCCGTTTTTTAATATTCGGACTTTATATTCCTTTGCCATAATAAAAACACGTCCTTTCTTTGCTTGCCTTAGACGTGTTCAAATGTTATAATTAAGCACGTAAAAGGACATTTAAGAGTTGTACTTTACGTTATGGACCACCGCTATGAGCAGTGGTCTTTTTTATATTTTTGCTAGATTTTCTTTAATTATTTCTATACTGTTCTTTCTCCAACCATCAGCATTACGGTACGGATATTTAACATAGTGGTGTGCATAGTATCCTACATTGTACACTGCTAAATCCAAGTCTTTTAATTCGCTTGCATTTTCTGCATTGGAATTTTTTTCGATATATGTGTATATGTAATATCCATAATACATTGTTTTTTCCATTGTTGTATTATCAACGGTCAAATTATCTACATTAGCTTTGATAAAATATAATCCATCATTGATTGTTGCTTCTGCCTCTTCTTTAGTTGCTTTTTCTCTGTCTTCTTTTGCTTTTTCAGCTATCTGGTCAACGGCACTGCTAGTATTGTGTTCTGATAAGTTTAAAACAAGATTTTCACTTGATGAAAATCCATAATCGATATTAGTTGTGCCTTGTTGCGATCCGATTATTGCTCCAGCAAGTAAAAGTATTAAAAATATTCCTATTACTATAGCTTTTTGCTTAATTCCCTTTCTCCAAAACTCTTTAAACTTCTTCATTTTTTTCTTTCCTCCCATATATTATTTTATATAAACACCTAATGTGTGTTTATCTATATTATAACAACTATAACATATCATTTGGATCAAATGATACATCAATCACTTTTCCTATTATTTCTGCATATCCATTTTCGAAATCTTGTTTTTTTAAAATCATAACTTCATGAATTGGATTAGAGGAGCGAGGTTGTAAAAGGACAGTATCGTTATCGAAAATAACTTGTTTTACTGTTGCTTCATCACCGTTCACTCGTACAACAGCTATTTGACGGTTTTCAACAATCACTTTCTTTACGAGTACTAATGATCCATCTAGAATTCCAACAGCATTCATGCTATCCCCTTTAACTTTTAACCAAAAAGTTTCTGCACCACTGGCTTTTACCTTATCTACAGGTTTGTAGCCCAAAACGTTTTCATCGCAATACATGTTATAACCTGCTTTCACGACCCCTATTATAGGTCTTGATATTTGTTCGGAGTTGACTTCATACGTTTCAGTATTGGAAAAAGTGGGTGTGTCAGACAATAATATATCAGTTGGAATATTGAATATCTCCGACATTTTCTTCAGTTCTTTATTTTGGGGCTCTCTTGTACCCTTTTCCCATAAAGATACTAAAACGCGAGAAACTTCTAACATATCAGCTAATTCTTGTTGTTTCATATTATTTATTGTTCTATATTTTTTTATATTTGACCCGAGATTCACAGTTATCACCTCCAAATAAATTGTAACATAAAGATAATTAAAATAAATAAAAATGTAACTTTTTGTTAATATGTATTTACTTTTATGTTTCCTTATGTTACAATAATATTGTAATCAAGTTAACTAATAGTTACAAATGGAATGAGGTGAAACAATGTATAAAATTAAGGGATATAGGAACATGGTTAACGAGACCCAAGCAGATTGGGCAGAAATTTTAAATATTTCTCGTCAAGCATATGCACAAAAAGAAAAAGGGATTAGCTATTTTAAAGATCTGTCTCTTATACACATCTCCGAGCCCACGA